AGCTGATCGGCTACCCAGGCGTCCACGAGCTGACCGGCCTCGAAGTGCCCACCATCCGCGTCTACCTCAAGCGCACCCGCGCCCGCATCGCCGAAGAGCTACCTGTCCGCGACCAGGACTTCCCGATGCCGGACGAGACCTACGGCCAGTCGCCCACCTGGAAGCCGTCGACCATCGAACGCTGGCTGGCCAACCGCCCCGGCCGTGGTCGACGCAGTGCCACCAATGCCCGTGCCATCCCCGGCCGTGTCGTCATCGGCGACGACCAGCAGGACAGCGAGTAGCCGACCTCCGGCATTCATCCTCCGAAGCAAGACATAGCTTGCTAGAGTGGATGCATGAGCCCCGACAGTGACGACCTTGCCGCGCGATTCGGCACCCACATCCGCGACGCCGCAAAGCACGCCGGATACGACCTCGAAGGCCCCCGCACCGGCGGCATGACCCAACTCGCCAAAGACGCAGGCATGTCCCAGGCCACAGCCAGCCGCATGCTCGCCGGACAGGTCATCCCCGACGCCAAGAGCCTCGAAGCACTGGCCGCAGCCCTCGGCATCCCCGTCCTCGATCTGCTCGCCCGCGCCGGAGTCATCTCGGACGAAGCCGCCGCAGCCAACCCGAGGCCGCAGCCGCTCACCGACAAGCGGGCCCTCACACACCTCGGCGTGACCGACCCGGCCGACCAGACCGCCATCCTCGCGATCATCAGCCGACTCAAGGGCCGCGCGGCCAAGTAGCTCCCGGGAACGTAGAAATGGCCCCGCCCGCCCGGTCCGAAGACCAGACGGGCGGGGCAACCGCCGGAGTGACCCGGCTTCGTGGGCGGAGTGTCAGGGTCCAGCCTCCAGGCCACTGGCGCCCGCCGATCAACCGCCCGTGAGCGGGGACCGGACAACCCATCCCTGTGCGACACCCCTATGCGGGAGCACTGGTGGCCATGGGCGGCGGCCGTCACCGCCAGGTGTCTGCGGAGCCTCCGCAGGATCGATGCCGCCCCGGACCACGCCCAGGATACTGGGCCCATGGCCACCATCCGCAGCTACATCCTCAACCCGGTCAAGCGCGTCACCGACCACCGCACCGGCCGCGAAGAACACGACCCGCAAGCCGTCCTCGACGGGGACATCGACGGGTTCATCGGGGACGCGATCAAGGTGCGGGCCGAGAAGCGGCGACAAGGCGAAGGCGGACGCGGCGGCGCACTCAAGGGCTGACCAGACAGCAGAACGGCCCCCGCCGAAGCGGGGGCCGAGCACTGCCAGGTGGAACCGATGCGTTGCTACCGCGCGACCAGACTACGCCGCCACATGCCCGGCCGCAGCCAGCGCCGCCGCAACCGCAGCCTGCACCTCCGCCGCAGTCAGCTCGCCCTTCTCCACCGCCGCCAGAGCAGCCTCCGCCGCCACCAACCGCGCCGACAAGGCAGCGAGCTGCGCCGACGGGCCAGCAACCAGCGCCGCATGCAACTCGGCGATCGAATGCAGATCCACCGGAGCCACACCACCCGCAGGCGGCTGACCAGTCACACCAGCCGCCAGCCAGTACAGCGTGTCCGCGACCGCGATCGGACGGTTCGCGGTGATCGCAGCAGTCACGATCGACCTGATCGCAGCCTCATCAGCAGCATTCAGCGGCATGTCATCCTCCGGGAGCGGGTCAACGCCCGGCCAGTAGTCGGCACAGACGGAAAGGTCGTACGGGCCGGCGTCCTCGTACTGAGCAGCCACCGCGCCGGTGGGGATCGTTGAGGCGTCGCCGTTGTAGTCGGCGATCCAGAACGGCGGCAGCGGACGGCCGCCGAACGCAGCCTTCACCGCAGGCCATGTCGAGGAGTCGCAGTAGATCGAGCCGCCCGGGTGTGTGGCGATCCACCCCGGCGCCTCGGCCGGCGACGCGTCGCCGTTTTCGACGTCAAGAACGTCCGCCGCCGCGCTGGTGTTCACGGTCACCGTGACGTGCACCGCGTGCGGGAACCGAGCCCAGTCCTCGGACGACCAGGCGTACGCGCCGTTGAGGTAGCCGGCCACCATCGTGGCGTCGGCGGGGATCGAAGCCGCGGACACGCTGTCGTACATGGTGCGCGTCATGCTGCTGCTCCTCTCGCCGCGATCGTCCGCGTCAGGTTGTCCAGGCGCGCATACTTCTGCTCCGTGGTGTGGCCGTCCCAGTCGGCGTCACCGCGCGGAACATGCGCGAACAGCGGCAGGTCAGCAGTCGACAGATGCCAACTCAACTGGCCCGCGCCGGTGTCGACGTACACCACCGGCCAGTCGGGCTCGGCCGGGTCGACGCCGATATGCGACGGATACAGGGCTGCGAGGTGCGCGACCAGGTGAGCGCGCTCGCGGTAGAGGTCATCCATGGGCGCGGGCCGCCTTCTTCGCGGCCGCGGCGAGGATGTGCTGATGGATCGCGTCGACCCGGGACCGGGCCTCCGCAGCCACGTACGGGTCGTGGATGACCTCGCACACGTTGTCCTGCAGGCCCTCACCGGACGCCGACCAGTTCGTCGAGCCGGTGACCACGATCTCGCCGTCCACGATCACGAGCTTGAGGTGGACTATGGCATTTTCCTCGGACCGGCCGATCGCCACCGACGACGCCGGATACGCCTCCCGCGCCAGCAGCGTGCGCTCGTGCACGCCACCGGCCTGCGAGGAGTCGAACGTCAACTGCACGACGATGGACGGGTCCGCGAGCTTCGCCTTGATGATGTCCGCCAGCTCGTCATCATCGAACCCGAACATGCTGATGATCAGCGAATGCCGCGCAGAGGCGACGACATCCCGCAGAACAGAATGAACATCATCGACAGGGCTGTAGAACGCGCGGTAGCCCGGCAGGTAGCGGGCCGGGAAGCCGCCCGTCTTGTAGCCGTCGAGCAGGGACAGGTCAGCGAGAGCCACGGTCACGCCCCCTTGAGCTGGATCAGGTCGATGTGGGACCGCAACTGCGCGTACAGGGCCAGCGAGAACCTGCCGAACCCGCCGTCGCACCACTGCGCCGTCCACGAGTTCTGGAACTTCACGACCGTCTTCTCCGGCACAACCCGGCCCAGCCAGTCCTGCTCCACCGTCTCCAGCGCCACCACGCAAATCTCGTGACCACCCGCCAGCCCCGATGTCTCCCAGCCCGCCACCTCGTCCAGGAGCTGCCCCGGCTGCGTATCGAACCAGGCCTGGAACCAGGGGATCCCGGCCATCACGGTGCCGGACTGCAGCAGGCTCGCGAACCCGGTGGCATTCGTCGCATGCACATAGCCCGTGATCAGACCCCGGTCCTTCAACGCCCGCGCAACCCCAAGCCCCGACGAGCCCGCATCCGTCGGCGGCCACTGCCCCGGATTGTCGTCGTCCTTCGTGGCCTGCGAGTACAACTCGATCGCCCACTCCTCCGCCGCCCACGACGACGTCACATTCAGCCCCGCCGCAGCGCACTGATCCGCAGTCAGCAGGGCCGAGACCGCGGCCGTCCCGGCGTTGCCCGTGCAGCTGCCGAGCGCATCCACGTCCGTCGCACCCGGCACCAGCTCGGCGACGTGGATGTTCTGCTCCAGGAGGTCCTCCTGGTCCAGCACGGGGACCTTCGGCATGTGCTCCGCCGGCTTCAGTTCCGAGCCGTCGTGATGGTGCAGCCAGCGCAGCGAACGCGAGTCGACCAGGTGATGGCGGCCCAGGCGCGTCGAGGTGGTGGGGTAGCGGTGCAGGCGCGAGCCGAAGTCGACAAGCACGAGGGCCTCCGAGGGTGAGGGTGGGCATGCAGAAACCCCCGGCCGTGGGCACGGGGGCGGAGTTCGGGGGAGCTTGATGTTGGGGCGGCAGGGCTTGAGTTCAGTCGTCGCGGACGATGCGTTTCTGGAGCCGCGCCGGGCGGCCCTCGACGTGAAGGGCGTGCAGCTCGTGCACTTTGCGGTGAGTCTCCGCCATCGCCTCGTCCTGCGCGTCGAGGCGCGCGCGCACCTCGGCCCTGTCGCGGCGTGCGCGACGCACATCCGACCAGTGCTTCAGCAGGAACATCGGCGTCACGATGATGAACTGCGCCTCAACATTTCCCTGCACCTCGTCCAGCCGCCAGCCGAACAGGTACACGTCGTACGCCACCAGCAGCACCGCGACAGCCAGCCACACGCCAAGACGCCTCACGACCCGGCCGCCTTCCGGTGCGCGGCATGCGCGGCCTCCACCGTCAGCGGCCCGTCGGGGTGGTGCTTCCGACACAGCAGGTGCCCCGCCGCGGACGTGCGCCGCCCCAGACGGGGACAGCCCTGAATTTCACAGTTCCGGTGCCGGTACAGGCCCCCGACGATCGCGAGATAGCCCAGGTCGGCGCCGATGCCGGACCAAAACAAGTAGATCGCCCCGGATGCGTTGTCCAGACCCAGCCAGTGGGAGAGCCAGTGCACGACGGTCCCCTCACTCCTGGTCGGCCGGGACGGGAGGCTCGGCCGGTGCGAGCACGTCGGCTGGACGGTCGCCGCCCGTCGCCCCGAACTGGATGCGGCACAAGATCCACGCCCGCCATGCGATCACCAGCGGCACCGCGCCGAACGCCAACACCGTGAACCAGGCGAAATACGGGTCCAGCGCCGTACTGACACCGAAGAAGTGATGCACCACACCCGGCAGCAGCGTCAACGAGATCGACGCATCCAACGCCACCACATTGCGGCCCAGCGGCGACCGCCACCACGGCGCGATCACCGAGTACAGGACAATGAACGCGACCGCCGCACAGAACGCGACGATCGTCTCCACCGTCGTGGCCCGGACCAGGGCCTGCAGGACCGACGGACTCACGGCGAACCCCCCCTCCGCGTCAGCGCGATGTACAAGGCGTCCGCGAGACCGTTGTGGGCGCGGATGGACTTCAGCCGGTCGATGACCTCGTGCTCCTCGCGGAGCTTCGCGGACTGGTCGGCGACGTCGCGCTTCGCCCGGTTCAGCGACCGGTCCGCGTCCGAATCCACAGCCCCGCCGCAGTGCTTGCCGCTACGACCCCAGGGAAGCCGCATGGGGGTCACCCCCTTGCCTGTGCGCTCCTTCCAGCGCGCGGGCCACAATCTCCGCCGCCAACGCACCAGATTCGCCACGGGCGTTGGCGATGCGCAGGGCTTCGCGGGTGTGCTCATGCGCGGTGCGCTCCGTCTCCAGGTCCCGCAGCAGCTGCTCGTACTCGGTCTGGGAATGGAGCTTCCCGGAGACGAACAGGAAGAACACGATGCCGAGGACGCCGAAATTCAGCACTCCGGCCAGTTCCGCGAGGAAATCGGGGGTCAAGTGGCGGCCTCCTAGCAGCGCGGTCGACAGGTCAGTTGTGGAGCCAGTACACGGTCAAGCTGCTCGCCTGTCCGGCGCTCGTGTTGGTGTTGAAGGTGCCGCCTTCGGTTTGGTAGGTCCACGCTTCGACGTAGTCCGTCGTGCCGTTGAGATACGGGACGGCGATGGCGGTGGCGCTGCTGTAGGTGCTTCCGGGGCTGGCCCCGAAAGCGCCGTCGATGAGGGCGCCGTTCTTGTAGACGTAGGCGATGCGCACGCCGACGGTGGAGCTGCCGTACAGGACGGTGGCGATGGTGAGGTAGTAGCCGGGGACCTGCCCGACATAGCGCGAGGTGTTGGTGACGACGGAATGCCCGCCGTAGGTGTCGCTGTTCTCGCCGTCCATGTTGACGGCGGTCGCAGAGGCGTTCGGGATGCCCTGGACGGTGATCTGGTACAGCGATGCGACGGGCACGGCCAGCGAGAACCCGAGGCCGTTGGGTCCGACGGCGTTCCACACCGAGGACGCGATGAGGTTTCCGGGGATCTCGGTGGCCAGTGTGGGGACGGGCAGGTTCGTCAAGGAAGCCCTCCTTCGGGCGTGGCGAAGGCCCCGCGCGGATCACGCGGGGCCTTACGGGAGGGCTGCTAGTAGGAGAAGCAGGCGTTGTCGAACTGTCCGACGGCGTCGTACTGCGCGGGGTTGGTGACCCCGGCCGGTAGCGGCTCGCACACGATGTCGCCCGCCGTGTGGGCGTTGAGCGTGTTGCTGGCCAGGGTGATGACGCACGTCGTCCAGCCCGGTGACGTCGCAGCCACCGCCTTGATCGTCACCGTTTCCTGCGTCGAGAGGTTCTGCGACAGCACGAGCTGCTGCCCGGTGGAGAGCTGCGCCGCAGCCAGATTGGTGTTGTCGGCCCCGGCGTTGATCGTGATGCTGCTCGCGTTCGCGGCGATGGTGGAGTGCAGCGTCGTGTGGAAACTCGTGAAGATCCCGTAGGCGGTCAGGTCCACGGGCGAGCACTGCAGCGTCCAGGTGGCGTCGCCCTGATCGTCCCAGACGATATTGATGGCCTCAACGAAGCACGGAATGCTGGACGCGGGTGCGGCCGGGGGCCTGCGGTTGACGGTGATCCGCATCCCGAGTTCGAGACTGAGGCAGACGGGCCACATCGCCGGGTTCGCCGACGGGTGCAGCACCATGCTGGCGATCCGCGTCGCGGGCTGCTTGTACCTGCTGACCAGGTACTGCGCAGCGGCCTGGCATTCCAGGGTGCTGACGACGTTGATGGTCCGTTGCAGGGTTCGCGGGAAGTAGTCGGTCTGACTGGTGGCGTCCTGCGCGGTGAAAACCTGCGACGACGAATTCTGGGTGACCTGAACGATGTTCGAGATCTGCGTCGGGTCCAGCGACGGCTGCACATCCTCGTACGGCCACTCACCAGCAGCGACATCCTCACCGAAGACGTACACCGGCGTCGTCGCGTTGTAGCGGGCACCGCGCGACTGGAACGTGATCGTGCCGCTCGTGTCGACGAAATGCTGGCCGTTCTCCGCATCGACGCACGCCTGCAGGCAGCTCAGCGCATCCGAACCGGAAATGTCCGTCGCCGGACCCATGTCCGTCGTCACACCCGCCTGCAAGCTGGTGTTGCCCGTGTATCCGGCGTACCGCAGGATGCGGGCGTACCGCGCATCGCTCGACTCGCCCGCGCACGCCGACTTCCACGCCGAGTACAGGGCGGTGATCGTCGCGGTGGTGGTGTCGAAGGCCGGCCACTCCGCCACGTACGACAGGTCGCCCGCGTAGTTGTAGGCCGTGCCGTTGCCAACCGTTGCGTCGACCCAGCCGCCCACATTGTCGGCGATCAGGCCGGTCGGCTGCACGGCCGCGCTGACACTGCCGTAGTACGCGCCGATTGCCCCGTCCTGCGAGGCCATGATCTGAGCCGTTGCGGCGTTATAACCGAAAATCAGCAGATGCCAGTTGCTGTCGACGCAGTTCGTCGCGCCACCGAAGTAGACGTTCTCGTTCGCCCCAGTGGGCCCCTGAATGACCACGGCCGGTTCCCCGGTCGAATCCAGGTATACGGAGATCTGCGACCCGGACGGATTGCCGCCCGAGCGCTGACTGTCCATGCCGGACCACAGGTACGCCCGGTACGTGGGCATCGGACCCGTGTACCGGAATGCGATCATGCGGGTCCACAGGGCCGGGTTCGTGGGTCCGGTGATGGCCGCCTTGTTCAGGCTCAGGAATGTGGCGCCCGCAATGTCGGTGGTGCCGGGGTCGAGGTTGGCGAGCGTCATGACGCTGCCGGTGCTGCCGAGATACTCCCCTGTCACAGTGTTCGCGGCCGTGATCGACGTCCCGAACACCAGCGACCCTGGCCCGTATTTGCCGTTCTCCACGACTGCGGCGGCGTTGTTGCCGGTGGCGTCGGTGGCCGATACAGATCCCGAGGGGTCGTTCAGCTCGTACAGGAACCGGGGGCCACGCGAGGTGATCTCCTGCGTGAGCGGGTCCGTCAGTGTGACCTGCGACAGGGCGCCCATGATGTCGACGCCGCTCGCCGACACCAGGCCGTAGACGCCGCCCATGTCCCACGACGCCGGCCAGTTCTCGGTGCCGCCCGCCCACACGCCGTACCAGACACCCGGACACGCCCACGACGACGGTGTCGCGGCTTCCTCGAGCTGCATGCCGTCGACGTGGATAGTGCACGTCGCCGCCGCCGTGGTCTGCACCGCGACGCCGTACGCCATGCCCGCGGCCGTCGACGGCGGTGTCGCGGTCACGGTGACCTGCGACCATGCTGCGGTGGTGCTGCCCGTCAGGGTCACTGCCGGGCCGTAGGTGTAGCTCGTCGGTGACGTCGTACCGGGCGTGTACCAGCCCAGAAACGCCTGTACGTGCAGCGTTGTGGAGGCGGTGAGGTTGCGGACCTGCGCCTGGAACGCGTACTGCGCCGTGAGGTCGACGCCGACCTGCGGGGAGTACACGATGCGCGTCGGCGCCACGGTGCCCGACGGGACCGCGAACTGGAACACGCTGGAGCCCTGCCACGCCGACGCCGTGGTGACGATACTGCCGCCCGTGGAGTCCGTGGCACTGAAGACGTCGATGCCGCCCTGGCCCTGCGGGATCAGGCCCGCACCGAAGCCGCCGCTGTCGCCGCCCGTCGCCATGACCTGCGACAGCAGGTTCCGGCACGGCGGCCACATCATCCGCCGCCGCCACGGCTGGTACGGCATGATGTGGCCGAAGTACGGGCCCGCCGCGTTCAGCGGGTCAAGGGTGCCGTCGGTGTTGGCGAGCACCGCCGCGGCCTCGCCACTTCTGCATTCGTCGAGCTCGTACTGCTTGCCGCGGGTGACGGAGCTCTGCCCCTCGATGCGCGACGCCAGGCTGACGTACCTGTCGAGCGGCGCGTCGCCGCCGTTGCTGTTCCAGTACGGTGCCCAGTCATCCGCCAGCGTCGGCCAGTTGATGTTGATGGGGCCGCCGACCATCGTGTTGACGTGCGAGAGCGCCGCCGTGTTGCCCGCGACCTCCGTCGCCGACGCCGACGCCTGGAACGCGACCGTCACCCCGGCCGCCGACCACGAATACGTCGTCGACGCCAGGATCGCCCAGTTGTAGCCGTCCGCCGAGGCATCCGCGTAGAACGTGCCCGCCGCCTCGCGCAGCCGCCACCAGCCGTGCGCCGACGGGTCGTAGGCCGCCAGCGTTGTCGTCACGCCTGTCCCGGCCGTCGTCAGGACGAGCTGGAAGGCACCTGAGGACAGCCGCATCGCAACCGAGTTGCCCGTGTTCAGCGCCAGCACCATCGCGGTCTGGGTGTGGCCGCTGCCGTTCGCGACGGGCGTCACCTCGGCGTAGATGCTGCTGGACGTGGCGTCGAACAGCGTGTTGCTGCCGAACGTGTTCACGGTGCCGTTGACCGTCGGCTGCGCGAGGACCACCAAGTCGTTGACGCCGTCCAAGGTGGCCGCGCCGCCCGTGACATTCGACCAAACGGTGGCGTTGATCGCGCCCTCGTTGAACGCGTCCGACAAGGTGGACAACTTCGGATTGCTCACCGGGCACCACCGATCCAGTGCCCGGCGGCACCCGTTGCGTCTTCAGTTGACGGACAGTCCGGGGCAGGTCAGCGCCGGTACGGCTGGTACGTCTGAGAGTTGCGCATACCCAGCTGCAAGAACTGCCTCTGGATCTGATCCCGCAAGTTTTTCTCCGACGTCACCGTGCCCGCGACGTTGACCGTCACGTTGTAGACCGTGCCGCTGCCACCGCCGGCGGTGCTGCCACCGCCGGCCATGGCCAGGGCCCGGGATCCGGCCATGGCCCGCGACCCGGCGGCGATGACGCCCTTCGCCATCTGTGTGGAGGCGGCTGCCGTGCTCGGGCCGCCCGCGATCAGGCCGTTGACGAGGCCCTCGGTCACGCCGAGGCCGATCTCGTGGAACACCTTCGACGGCGAGTTGATCCCCAGGATCTTCAGGACCGGACCCGGGACCACGTCCTTGATCAGCCCCATGATCGCCCCGGCGATCCACGAGCCCATCGACTGGATGCCGTTCCACAGGCCCTCGATGATCGAAACGCCTGCGTTGTAGAGCCACGACCCGGCGTCGTTGAACCAGCCGAGGATCCGGCCCGGCAGCCCGGCCAGCCACGACGCGGCTTTCTCGCCCGCGCTGACGATGTCGGACCAGGCCTGCGACGCCCCGTGGACTAGCGACGTGAACGCGTTTTCGATGCCGTGGACCGCTGGCATGATCGCGTTGTTCCAGAGCCACTCCGCTGCCTTCGCGATCCCGTTGAAGGCGTCCTGGATCAACTTCCAGGCTTCCTTCGCCGCGTCCTGGATCAGGCCCCAGGCGGCGATCCAGAAATCACGGAAGCCCTTGAAATGGTCCCAGCAATACAGGAAAGCGATCACCAGCAAACCGATCGCGATGACGATCAGCCCGATGGGGTTGGCGTCCATCGCGACGTCGAGTTCGCCCGTCGCAACTGCTTCGCCCTCGGTCGCGCCCTCGGCGAGTTCCTCGGCGTCCTTCAGGCCGGTGATGGCGTTCTTCATGTTCAAGATGCCCTGCCACGCGGTCTTCGCGCCGCCCGAAAGCGTCGACCAGCCGGTCTTGAAGGTGCCGCCCAGCTTCGAGAACAGGCCCTCGACCGCCGGGACCGCGTTGCCTTCCTCGTCCTCCATCGCCTCCGCGCCGAAGATCGCAGCCCACCCCGACTGGGCCCCCTGGACGAGCGAATCCCAGCCCGTCTGCATCTTGTCGAGGATCTTCGGGAAGAAGCCCTTGACCGCGGGGATGACGTTGCCTTCTTCGTCGGTGGCCTCCTCCGCGCCGAAGACCTTTCCCCAGCCGGACTTCACAGCGCCGACCAGGGACGTAAAGCCAGACTTGAACAGCTTCCCGATCTTCGGGAAGAAGCCCTGGATCTGGCCGATGACGTTGCCCTCTTCATCGGTGACGTCCTGGGTGGCGAAGACCTTCATCCACCCGGTCTTCGCGGCGCCGGCGAGCGACGTCCACCCGGACTTGAACTTCTTGAGCAGCTTGGGGAAGAAGCCCTGCACTACGCCGGTGACGTTGCCTTCGTCGTCCTTGATTTCCTGCGTGCCGAAGAGCTTCGCCCAGCCGGACTTGATGCTCGCGAAACCGCTCTTGAAGATCCGCTGCAGCTTGGGGAAGAACCCTTCGATCGCGGGGATGGCCTTGCCCTCGGCGTCCTTGGTCGCCTCCGCGCCGAAGAGGTTCGCCCACATGCTCTTCACGGACGTCACGATCTGCTTGCTCTGGTTGATCGGGAACGTGATGATGCTCTTCGCGAGCCCCGCGATCGCCATGATCGGCTTGATGACCGCGAGCGCTGCGAGCCGCAGCGCCAGTGGCGCGAGGAACGCGCCGACGATCCAATCCATGATCGTCTTGTGCTTCTCGGCGAAATCCGCCAGACCCTTCAACGCCGGAGTCACCGCCGTCGACAGGATCGACCCCAAAATCGACAGCGCACCCAGAACCGCGCCACCCACCAGCGTCGCCAGCGCCGGGCCCACCGTCTTCACCAGCACCGCCCCGAGACGGGCCGCGGCCTCCACAAACTTGCCGACATCGTCCGCGACGGTCTTCAACGTCTGCCCGACCTGCTGCCACGCCGTCAACGGCGGCGGCGCAGGCAGTGCACCGCCCCCCTCCTGCATCCGCGCATTGAGGCCCTGCGCCGGTGCCGGTGCCTTGCCCGCCGCACCCGAGAACCCCGACGCGATACCCGACAGGGCCGTTCCCAGAGTGTGGAGCGCCGGGATCCCGTGGGACATGACGTAGCCGATGAACTCCGAGAACACCGGGATGAGCCCGTCGCCGATGCGGATCAGCAGCGCATCGAAACCGGCCTTCAAGTCCTTGAGCTGCTGGCCCAGGTTTTTCTGCACCAGTGCGAAGCCGCGCACGTTGCCCTGCGCATCGGCTGACGCCTTGTTGACCGCGATGATGCCGTTGGCGGTGGCCTGGAAGTTTTCGCCCGTCGTCGCCAGCGCCGCGTTCGCGCCGGGCGCGGTACCCATCAGCTGCTTGAGGATGCTCGCGAACTCGGGCGTGCCCTCCTTCGCGGACTTCGAGGCGATCTGCGACACGTACTCCATGCCGTCCGTCAACCCGTTCGGCCCGGCCAGCTTCTCCTTCAGGACGTCACTGGACAGCCCGTACTTCGTGAACGCGCCCTGCATGACCGCCGTCGGAGTCAGCAGCGAACGCAGCGCCTGGGCCAGGTTCTGGGAGGCCCGGGCGGCAGGGAAGCCGTGGTTGGTCATCTCCGCCAGCGCAGCCGCCACGTCCGCGAAGGAGATCCCCGCCGCCGACGCCGCAGGCACGATGCTCGCGAACGCCCCCGAGAAGTCCTGCAGGTTCGTCTTGCCGCCCGCAACAGCCGCGATCATCTCCGACGTCACGGTCGCGGCGTCCTGCGCGGGCTTGTGGTAGTCGACGAGGACGTCCGTCAGCGCCTGCGCAACGGTCGTGGTGTCCGCGCCCTCCGCCGCCGCGCCCTGCGCAGCCGCTTTGAGGACCGTCAGGCCGTCCGCGGCGTGGAAACCGGCGGCCTCGACGTAGTACATGGCCTGCGACAGGTCGTCCGCAGACACGCCGACCTGCCCGGCCATGCTCAGCATCCCCGAGCGGACCACCCCCAGGTTCGAGGAGATCTCCCCGGCGGAGGTGACCAGCCGCGTCGTGCTCGACTGGAACGTCGTCGCGGCCTTGACCGACTCGTAGCCGATCGCCGCGATCGACAGCGGCACCGCAGCCTTGAGCAGGCCCGACATCTCACCCAGGCCCAGGAACTTGGACCCGAGCCCTTCGGTCGCCTCACCCGCCTCCGCGGACGAAGCCTCGACGGACTCGCCCATCTCCACCGCAGCGGCCTTGATCTCACCGGCGGCCTCGGCGATCGCAGCAGCGGCCTCGCGCATCGACGCGACGATGTCCTCGCCCATGGCGCCCATGGACAGGCCTGCAGCCTTGGCTTCCTCACCCATCGCGGACAGGCCCTCGGACGCCTCGACGGAGGCAGCCTTGACGGCCTCCGCCATCGACGCCGACGCCTCGGCCATCGCAGCGAAACCCGTGTCGATCGCCTCAGCGGCATCATCGGCGGCAGCGGAGACAGAGGCCGTGGACTTGGCCATCGACCGCATGGAGGTGCTTGCGGACTTCGCCGCAGTCTTGATGGCCGTGAAGCTTTCGACGCCCGCGTCGAGGGACGCGAAGACCTCGTCGACGGCATCGCCCATCGCCGCAGCGGCCTCGGTGAGGTCCTCGAACGCTGCGACGGTGCTGGCGATGGCCTTGATGGCGTCGGCCGCCGTGCCGCCCAGCTCGATCATGATCGGGGGGATCAGGGAATCGCCCACCGCGCACCCCCGCCCGGTCGGTTCAAGCAGGAGGCGGGCGGGTCAGGCTGAGATGGCCTCGGCCCAGAAGCGGGCGAACGTGTCCCTCAGGTCACCGGAGGCCACGGTGTCCATGGCGGCCGGTTTGAGGTACGGGCGCGGCGGCAGGTGCGAGCGGTGGCCGCGCCCCGCCCAGCCGCCCAGCTCCTGGATGCGGGAGTAGACCAGGCCGCTGGACAGGGTGCACACCCAGCCGCCGATGCCGTCGGGGGTGGGCATGGTGTGCGTCCAGGAGTTCTGCAGCGTGCCGTCGATCTTCGCGGGCGGCTGGCCGCGCGGCGACGGCGTCCTGGTGCCGCGCGTGTGCGAGTAGCGCTCCAAGCTGGAGCGGGCACGCTTCTCGACCAGGTCCCGGGATGCTTCGGCGGCCTGCGCGGTCGCCGTGTCCAGGCGCGCAGCCATCGCCCGCAGCGCGGCGACCGCGTCGCTGATCCCGCTGACCGCAACGGTGAGGGGCATCGCACACCCCCTACTTCCGCGACTTCTTCTCGGTCTTCTTGCGCTCCCTCTCCTCGGCCTCCGCGATCAGGCCGAGGAAGTCCATGCTGTAGCGGCGCACATAGTAGGGAGTGGCCTCCAACTGCTGCCACGACCAGCGCATGCGCTTCATGAGCACGAAGTCGCGCCACTCCGCGGGCGCAGGTTCGGAGTGGCCCCAGGTCCCGCCGAGGATGCTCTCCACCGGGAGCAGCACGTCCTCGAAATAGGGATCACCGGGGCCTACGTGGGGTTTGCCCCGCCGGCCTTGAACTCCTCCGCCAAGCGGTTCGTGATCGCGAGCGGCAGCTGTGCGACGGTCTCCAGTGACGGCTTGCCGAGGGGGGCCTGCTCGCGGGATTCCAGGCGCGCCATGAGTGCTTCGAGGTCGCTGTCGTCGTCGAGGTCGATGTCGGCGAGGTCTTCGGTGGCGGGGTAGATGTTGCGCCACGCGACGATGACTTCGACCAGCACTTCGGTCATGGCGGCGCGCTGTACCGCGCGGTCGGGGGATTCGCTGGCGGCGACGACGGCTTCGATCTTCTCGGGGGGCAGGAGCTTGGGGTTGCGGATCAGGATGGATCCGCCTGCGGAGAGGTGGGAGAAGTCGACGAGCTTGAAGCGCTCGGTGTAGCCGGTGCCCCGGGGTGTTTCGGGGGTCTTCTTGGCGGTCATGGGGGTCTCCTGGTCGGGGCGTTGCGGGCGTGGGTGTTGGGCCCCGGTTGCGGCGACGCCCGACGCGCGCAACCGGGGAGTTGGAGGGGCTGCCACCGGGGCAGCCCTTGATCGTCAGTAGGCGGCGGTCGTGAAGTTCTTCAAGATCGCCTGGACGCTGCCGCCGTCGGTGGTGTTGTAGATCCCGTTGATCGCGAAGTCGGCCTTCGCGTACGTCCCGGAGATGTCGGGCTTGCCCTTGGACCAGCCGGGCTGGCTCGTCGTCAGTGTCAGCGAACCGCCCGCCGCGTCGACGCCTGCGCCGACGGGCTGCGCCATGGTCATCGTCGTCGGGTTGTTCTGCAGCGCGCTCAAGTACAGGTTGTAGTCGGTGTCGTTCTCGTAGATCGCGGAGTAGGTGACGTCCGCGTCCAGGACGCCCGAGAAGACCTCGCGCGGCTGCTGGGAGCCATTCGAGGCGTGGATCGCCTCCGTGGGCCGCTTCAGGTCCATGGTGTAGGTCAGGCCGCGCGTCGAGGTCGCCCCCGCGTTGGTCATCGCGAACTGCCAGCCCAGCAGCGGTGCGGGCTCGCTGAATGTCGCGGTGATGCCGGTCTGCACGGCCGGGATCCAGCCGGTGAACTTGGCGTCGATCGTGCAGATCGCCTTCGGATCGACCTTGATCGACACGTCGGAGAGCATGCAGCCCGGGTAGCCCCAGTCCTCGAAGGAGTTGAACTCGGTGAGGCTGTACGTGGGCTTCAGGGTGGATGCGGACTGCTTGAACGTGTGCGTCGTCTGTGTCGCCACTGCCACGGAGGAGTTGTGGGCGTACGTCAGCCCGGCGGCCGGGGCGGTGATCGGGATGGTGTAGGGCCCGGAGCCGGTCGGGACGCCGGTGGTGGCGTACTCGACCTTCAACCCGGTGTCGATCATGATGGTGGAGCCGGTCGGGATCGTGACCGCCGTCGAGATCGACGTCGCGCCCGCGATCGTCGAGGACGACAGGGTGGTGGAGACCCCGGCCGTGACCGTGTCCGGACCGATGATCCGCAGCGCGTACCCGATCGAATCCGGATAGGCAGGGAACTCCAGGTCGACAGTGCTGCTGCCCGGACCCTGGTACAGGCCCTGCAGGTTCGAGTCGTTGCCCCGGTAGCTGAGGTCCTGGAGCTGGTCGAACACCGGCTCGAAGTCGATCTTCGTGCAGGGCAGGAAGTACGAGGGCGTCACCCACGTCCCCTGCGTAACTTCCTTCGCCAGGCCCACATAACCGGACCGCCCGAGCAGAGTCATCGCGGCCCACCTCCCTCGGGGGTGTCCGCAGCGGCAGGCCGCTTGCTCTTGATGGCGGTCTTCACGACCTCGGAATCAGGTGCCGATGCCTCGTCCCCGACCGGCGTCCAGCCAGCCAGGAGCACCGGATAGTCGGCCGTCTCACCGGGCAGCACCGCGTACGGCGCATCCCCGGCCCAGGTCCACGGATAGGCGGTGGTATTGCGCTGCAGCACGGCATCTCCCGGGGCAGTCACGGCATGGAAAAAACCCCCGGCGGGACCCGCAGGGGGCTGAAGAGAAAGGCAGGCGGGAGCAGTTAGGAGAGGTAGTCCCGGTCGTCGGCCGTGTAGGTGACCGTCGCCCGGAACTGGCCCTGACCGATGGCCTGCTCGGGATCACCGAAGTCGACGCCGATCACGCACGGGTCCTCGGCGACGGACATGAACCGTGCGCCGTGGGTCTTGTTGATCGGCACCACCAGAGGCCCGTTGACGCGCTGCAGCACCAGCTCGACGGCGTTGTCCATGGCCTGCTGCACGTCCTCGGCCGACCCGGACTGCGACGACAGCGGCCAGATGATCCGCAGGACGAACGGATAGTGGATGATCTTCCGGCTGAAGCCGAACCGCTCCACCGAGATCGCCCGCCGCGTCACATACAGCTGAATCTGACGCGTCGCCGCAGTGCGCGGCCAGTACGCCTGCACCACATCGAACGGACCACCCTGCGACGACAACAGCGCAGGCAAACCGTCGGCCGGGCTGTACGACGTTAACCAGTTGGTCTCACGGACAACCGCATCAGCAGTACCCACCGCCACCCCCTACCTCACGTGGTGATGAATCCGCCGGATCCGGCGAGACCGAGGCGAGGAGTTGCCGACCCGCGAACCCACGCGGCGCTTCGGCCGGTAGCCCATCTCGGACCGGTTCTGCCGCTGGGCAGCGGTGAGCGGTGAGCGCTGGCCGGCCCGCAGCACACGGTGACGCGACTTCCGGGCGGTCTTCCGCGCGGCCTTGCGGGCGGCGGTCTTCGCAGCCCTGGCCTTCGCGCGCGCGGCCTTCGCCGCGGCGAGCCGCGCCAGCCGTGCCTTCTTGCGCTCCGCATAGCGGGCCTTGAGCTTCGCAGCGATCTTCGCGCGAGTTGCTGCGGACTCCCTGTGCCCGTGGTGCTTGTGGTGCTTGCCCTTCAAGGCCTTCGAAATCTTGGCCTTCGTCGCCGCCGACATCGCCTTGCGCTTCGCCGCCACGGTCAGCCCCTCGCGTACGAGCCGACAATCTGCGTGGCCCGCGACCACAGGTCATCCGGATCATGCGACTGCACCGCCGGATCGAGCTCAGCGACCGCCAGGCTCGCCGTCGCGAACTTGCACGCCCGCACCAGCGACGACGGGACCGTCGAGTAGCCGCCCGAGTACGTGGACACGATCGTCGTCCCCGGCGGCACGAACGTCCCCAGCTGGAAACGCACATGCCCGGTGTCCGGCTCGTACTGCAACTGCGTCACATCCACGTCCTGGACGCCCGAGAACGAACGCAGCAACTGCACGCTCGTCAACGACCCGGCCCAGTACTCGGGGGTGCGCGGCGGGAACTCCCGCAACCAGAAGTGCCGCACCAGCAGCGTCGAACCCAGCGACTGCGCCCGCGAGAACCCCAACTGCGACGTCGGATCCAACGGCACATACGCGTCGAGGGCATCCTCGATGTCCAAGGCGTCCGCGCGCTGCGTCTCAACCATGTCGGTGAACGGCGCCAGCCTGCGGTCGGCGTAGTCCTCCAGCATGCGGGTCGCTTCCATCAGCAGGTCCATCAGCGCATCGGTGGAGTAGTCCCGCACCAGGTCCGCCAAGGGCCCTTCCGAGAACTGGGCGGGCGTGGCCAGCGGCGCTACGGTGTCGGCCACGACCGCCCCCTACTCTGCGACGGGCGTCTTGCGCGGACGTCCGACGCGCCTGGCCGGCGCCGGAGTGTCGGACTGCTCGCCGTTGTCGCTGTTGTCGTCATCGGCCGGGTCTGGCTCGGGCTCCGGAGCGACCTCGGGCGGTGCGATCTCGGAGAAGCCCGCGTCGCGGATACCGAGGAGCTGCAGACCGAGATCGTAGGGGACCTCGACCGCATCCTCGGCGGTCGTCCAGCTATAGCCGCCCGGCGCCGACCCGGGCGCACGGCTCTTGCGCAGCCACATGGACTGTCGCCTCCTTCAAGGAGTTGCAGGGGATGAGCTGGCCCCGGCCGAGGACTGGTCGGCCGGGGCCTGGCGCGGGATCAGACAGCACTGACCAGGCGCGAGTACCGCCCGGCATATTTCGGCGCGCGCAACGCAGCCACGGTGTCGGTGACCACGGCGAACGGGAGGACGTCCGGGCTGGTCGTGGTCGGTGCCAGCGGGATGACCTGCATGTCGCGGGTGTACGGGCGCAGGAAGAAGTTGGGGTCCTTCGGCACGAGGTAGATGTCCTCGTGGCCCGCGCCGCGCGCCTTCGCCCCACTGTTGCCGCCCTGGTACAGGGTCGGGCCGGTGTTGCCGGAGCTGTTGGTCTGCAGGTTGGTGCCGGTGTCGATGATGCTGGTCACGGCAGTGCCGGTGGTGTCGAACGCGTCGACGACGCCGACGAGGGACTCGGTGCCGGTGGTGGTGGACCGGTAGACCTTGTACAGGATCGGGGAGGCGCCGTCCGGCATGTTGGTCGGGGTGGAGAAGCTCAACGTCACCGTGGACGTGGAGCCAGTGGTGGTCTGGGAGACCTCGGTGGAGCACTGGATCTCGCCGAAGCGGGCGATCACCGCACTGACCTGGTAGTAGTACGTGGTCGCCGCGAGGGTGCCGCCGGTGGTGGCGGTCGCGGTGGAGACCGCGCCCATCTGGTTGGAGCGGGGCGCGAGGAACGAGGACTCGACCAGCGGGACGCCGCGGTAGGTCGGGACGATCAGACCGGCGGCGACCTCGATCTCGCCCATGAACCGCTGCTGCGTGCTGAGCAGCTGCGAGATGGATCCGAGGATCGCGGGCGACATGATGAACATGTAGCTGCCGCCGTTGACGGGCAGACCCGCGTTGCTGGAGACCTGTGCCATCAGCGAGTCGAGGATCTTGGTGCTGAAGGTCGCGCCCGCGCCGTCGGTCGCGTTGGTGTAGGCGTTGGAGCCGGTCCCGTTGGTGAAGTTCGAGACCAGGTAGTCCAGGCCGGAGCAGATCGGGTACAGGCCGTTGGCGGTCGCCGGGTCGTTGCCCCAGATGAAGGAGTTCTCGACGGACCACAGCATCGACTGGACGGTGCCGTCGATTTCCAGCTGCCGCAGGTCACCAACGAGGTCGCGGGTGACGGTCTGCGCGAAGCCCGTCACAGCGCCGACGGCCTGGAACAGCTTGATGTTGAAGACGGCCTGCTCGTAGGTCGAGTTGCCGAGCGGGCGGGCGCCGCCGTCGACGACGCCACCGGCGTCCGGGCGCTGGGTGCGCCGGTTGAAGAAGTACTGCGTGGAGCCCCACTGGCGGGCCGGGATCGCCGCGAGGAGCGGCGCGAACCGGCGCTGGTACTCAAGGAGCAGCGGGTCGATCTGCTTTTGCACGAGGCCCGGGACGGAAGTTGCAGCCGTCAGGGCTTCCTCAAGTTCGGTCGGCATGAGTGCCTCGTCTTTCGTGGGCATGCGAAAGCCCCGCCGGGGTGTCCGGGCGGGGCTTCGGAAGTGATGGAGAGCCGGAAGCGATATGCTTCTGACATGAGTTCTGATGCGTGCCTGAACGGCTGCTACCGCGCCTTATACGCCCGAGGTCTCTGCAATCCCTGTTATCAGCGCTGGCGTCGCAGGTATGCGGGTGAGGCCCTCAGTGGGCTGCCCGAAGAGCAGCGGTTCTGGGCGAAGGTAGAGAAGACGGACGACTGCTGGATCTGGGGCGGGGGCGTCAACGCGCACGGCTATGGCGGATTCGGAAGACCATCGAAGGTCGCGCACCGTGTTGCCTACGAGTTGGCCGTCGGGCTGATTCCTGAAGGTCTCGAACTCGACCACCTGTGCCACGGCAGAGACCGGTCGTGCCCTGGCGGCGACTTGTGCCCACATCGCAGATGTGTCCGACCAGACCACCTGGAGCCGGTGACCACGAAGATCAATGCTCACCGGTCTGGCAGTGTGTCTGGGCTGAACGCCGCCAAGGACGTCTGCATCCGCGACCACGAATTCGACGAGGTCAACACCTACGTCAACAAGGCAGGGCATCGTGTTTGTCGCGCATGCGCACGCGAGAAGACCCGCAAGCGCCGGGCTGCACGAGCTGCGGCGGACTGACTGTCAGACGCCGATCTTCCCGAAGTCGCCGAGAAGGTGGTCGGCGCGGTCGTCCCACATCTCGGCGCCGGTCTTGGGCTTGG